ATTACTTGTAAAGTGTCACTTTCTACATCATTAAGGTTTGAACTGTCTTTATATAGTAGGTCGTAAACCTCAATAACTAGCTGTAGAGATGTTCTATTGCTGTTTAGAGTGCCGTTAGGGTAATAGCAATTCATTAAAGGGTAAATAACCTCTTTAGACGTAGCGTCCTGAAGGTCTCCCCAATGAAAACTATTTACTTGAAGATGTGCTTCTGCTATCTCCTTTAGTTCTACCCTTATCTGATTTGGACTTTTTTTCATTAAAGTACTTTTCTAATCTTTCTCTAGTTTTCTTTTGAATCTTAACACTCATTAAAGGAAGCTTATAACCGTATCCCCGTCCTGTTCTTGTTCGGGGCTAATGTTCTCAAAGTTACAAATAAATTCTTTATACTCTGGGAACAGATCACAATTGTCTTTTAAGTAACCTATTAAAGTGTTTTTGTAGTGGTTCGCGTCATCTCTAAGGTTGTCTTGTATCTTGGACATATTAGGATCGCTAGCCGTTTTTTGGTATTGGTCGTCTGTTGTTCCTGTTGTCTTGTTTCTGATCTCAAAAGCCAAATGATCAGTTACTCTATAGTCAACTTGTGCAATCAAGTAGGGCGCAATATAATCATCAACTAACACAATCTCATCAGCCGTTAGAGTTGTGTTCTTAACACCGTCTAAAATAGCCTTATAAAAGGTAGTACCTAAAATGTTTTGTAGGTTAATATCCTGAACTCTTCTAAGTGTTGTTGTCAACACATCATCATTTACGTTCTTCTGTGTGTAGCCTTTGTTTTTAATTAGGCTAATTGGTATTACAAATCTGTTTTCCATTACTTTATTATTACGTTCATTTCTGTAACAGTTATATTATTCGGATTGTTGCCTCCTGTATTGTTCTCTATAAACCCCTCGACATACTGACCATAAGAAAGCCATTGTAATAACTGAACACTTACAGATTCAAATTTTCCATTACCGTTCGTAGTTATGTATATTTCACTTTCTGATATAGGTGTGCCATCTATAGCTATGTAGCACCCTATTTGATTATTGTTACCACTCTCACAAGATAGAGTGTAGGTTATTTTATACAGCTCTTTGGTGTCGTTCACGCATGTAGCTCTATTGTCTGTATTTATAAACTTCTGAGTGACAGAGCTAGATATAGTGTTACCTTGTATTTTAACAGGAGTGTTAATATTAGATATAACTGTTTGAGTGTTGTTCCCGTTCATACTGTACTGAGATACAGGTTGGATATATGGCTTCTCAGAAATAGAGAAAATAAATATATCTAATGTAGTGTCGTTAAACAGCACTCCTTGAGAGTCTTTAAAGAAGTTAGATTTTCTAAAAACATCAATAGCGTTGCCGTGGTACTTAAACTGATATAACCCATTTACTTTTATAGCAGTCAGATAATGTCTAACGTACGGCGTTATACTAGGTGTATCTTCAGATACGAAAACTATATTTTGCCCCTCCTTTAGTAAAATCACAGGCTAATGTTTTGAACCCATGTATGTCTACATGAAGGAGTGTTAACGTCTGTCTCTGGGTTGTGATACCAACCACCTCTATAGCTCCAAACGTCACGCTTTACATTCGAGCTAATGGTGTTTATTTCTTCTCTGGTGTATAACCTATCCAAAGCTATTAAAGTTTCACAGAACGGACGAGAAGAACCTCCCTCAACTAAATCAGGTGCATCTATACGCTTTTCATAAGAATATAGTACTTTGAATTCCTGCTCTGGCAATGTTAGCTCTTGTCCCAATTCGGTTACATTCCAATCTTCTAAAACGTTTAGGTTTCCTAGACGAACTAATTCAGTAGACAACTCCCTTCCTGTTATGTCTAAAGCGTTCTTGATAGAATTATAGCTCTCTCCGTCGTTGATCATTGTTAAGATCGCTTTTTGATTATCTGTCAAGTCTACTTGAAACTTGCTTTTCTTGTAATCAGCTTTAAATTGATCTTCGTTATCTTCGTAAGATGTGTATGCTTGTGAATGTAATATCTTAACTTCACTTCTTGGCGTTCCAAATTTGGAGAACTCCTTTATAAATGACTGATCAGAAAACTCACTTGTTACAATTGTATCACCTCCAAGTTTTGAAGGTAACTTTGCTAATGCTCTTATTTCGTTTGGAGTCATAGAACCAAGTACTTTAGTAGCTACAAGTGGTGACATACCGTTAATTTGTGCCGCCACTAAGTTATCACTGTCAATATTTTGTTCTTGAAGGATCGAAGGAACATAATCATTAAAAACAATCTTTCCCGTGAATCCGTTAAGACGTTTTAACGCCCAATTTAAAGGGTTAAGAAGCTGTCTTTGTCTTACTTCAACATAGTTTTCCTTAAATAAAAGGTATGCTATCTCCATTTCTTCTTTACTGCCGAACATGGATTCAGTAAATACACCAAATAACGCAGGAGAAATAACACCGTGAGCAACCATAATAGAGCTTGTTGTGGTTTTCTTAGCTTGGTCGTACCTTTTATCTAGGTCGTTTCCGCTAATCTGTTCAACCATAGGCTGACGATCTTTACCGTCTGAGTATGTAATTATCATACCGCCCTGCTTATCCCTGTCAGAAGCATTTATTTTAAGCTCCTTTTCAATAAGTTTTCTCTGCTCATCATTCTGTGGGCGTCCATTAGCTAGATTTATAAGCGTCCCACCTTTCCACCCGTTTACGACTTCAGAATAAGTAAAGAATGACATCTCAATAGCTGCTAAAATATCTGTTATAGCACCCGAATAGTTTACAGCAGGGTAATAGTTAGCCGTTAAGCCTAGTTGCTTCTTTTCAAAGCTTCGTTGTTTAGGTCGTGTGATAACGTGCATAATACATTCGCTATCTTCTTCTGATAAATAGTGAATATTTGGAATACGCCTGTAACCTGTATTTTGATTCTGTTGTGACTTACTCCAATCCTCAGAGTATTCATAAAATGAACTATCTTCGTTGACTCTGATTAGCTCATAGTCCATCGGTTCAACAAACCATGCACCCGTAACTGGGTTTTTCTTCCAGTGCCAATCTTGCGTCTCTCCAATCTCGAAGTCTCTACAAACCGACTCTATAACTTCTTCTAAAGTGTATGTGCTAGAGTTGTTGTTTAAAACGCTAACATCTCCACCCTCAACTGTTAAACCTCCCGCAGTGATAAACTTCACTTTTTGGTTAACAATACCACCATGTACAGGGTTTTCATAGTACAACCTGTTAAGGAACTGAGGATACAAGTTGTCTTTTCCAGATTTTACATTCCCTGTTTGAGTGTTTATTTTCTCTGTAGGTTCTGGAAGATTTGCTTGCCTGTAGATGTACCTAGAAATGTTTTTTATGTCTTCGCTATTGTTCATTTATGTATGTGTTTGTAGCTACTGAGTGAACGTAGTCAGTTTCTTCTACTCCTAAAAGCTTCATTTTCCCCGTTTCAACTAATTCGCCCTCTTCTTCATCTGTACTTGTGTCGTTTGGCATCTGGTAAACGGTGTACTGATACATACCCTCTAAAATGAAAGTAATATCTACACCCTCCGTCAATTCAAAGTAGTTGTATCTTTTGTTTGACACCCCTAAATCTGGAAGCTGTGAGCGTTGTGAATACTCTTCGTCTCCCTGTGACTGCTCTAAGTGAAATACAAATAGCCAGTTATTCGCTATCAGCGGGTTCGCTAGTTCCGTTAACGTTAGGGCTATCTTGTTTAGCTGATTCTTTCTTAGTAGTATCACGTTTTTTTGATTTCGTTTTTACTTTTGGCGGTTCTCCTTTAACCATCCCTAACTTCTTGTTGTAATATCCTTTCATAATCCGAAAAAGGGGAAGCTGTTAACCTCCCCTTAAATTTAGTTAATATTCTGTTTACGGCTCTAATAATGCCTCAACAATTACACTAGAGATTTTCAACGCTTTGTACGTCTCTTTCCCTGACATTGTTAAAGTAGTTCCGTTCATGTCTTCAAAGGCTGTTCCTGAAGCTCTTTCGTCCGTTGTCTTCGCTCCATACTTAGAGAATAAAAGCTCATAAGTACCATCGTTCAATTTTGCAATCAAACAAGTTCTACCCTTTGCCAATTCTTCAATTGAAACGATCATTTCCTTTGTGTTGCCGTGAAGCATCAATGTAGCCGACTGTTCACGCGCATAGGACCCGTTCGCTCTCTCTCCTACTGCTGTATCTGTAAAGCTAGAAGTTTCTTGTTCAACGTTGATAGGGTAAGCGTATTTTAAAGCCACTAAGGTAAGTGCTGTTACTTCTCCATCTGCATAAGTAAACGTATCTATATTGCTAGCTCCTAGGGCATCTGTTAAAGCGTAAGCGTACCAAGTGTCAACACCTCCCGCTTCATCACAGTTGATTCCGTTAATTCCGCTTGTTAATTCACACATAATTTTTAAGTTTTAAAAGTGGGGGAACTTAATCCCCCGTTAATAATCTAGTGAATTACCTATTATGGTGTAAACTCTAAACGAGTAAAGTACTTATCCCACACGATTTGTGTACCAAGTCTAAACGAAGCTTCAGCTTTCAATTTGTCGTTGTAATCATCGTACTTAATCTCCAAGTCCATGTCTGACATTTCATCAGTTCCAAGGAACGCAAGAGATAAAGGCATAACAATAGCTTCACCTGTTCCGTTAAGCTGTGGCAACGTCTCAATTTGAATACCCATCAAAGGCAACTCGAATTGCATGTTAGTCGTGTTTGAATCGACTTCTCGTTGTGAGTATGGGTTAGCTTGATTCCATTGTTCTAATACTGTCAATGCTTCAGTTCGACCCATGTACATTTTAATTGGAATACCATTATCCAACACTTCAGTATCGATACCTTTGTAAAGCTCTTTAGCTAAATCGTATCCGTTTGAATCTGTCCATCCTGTCGCGGCTGTTACGGCTGTAGTTACAACTGTTACATCGGCAGAAGCATAAATGATTTTTCTCAATCCATCCATCAACGCAAGCTCTGCATCTCCAGAAAGTGTGTCTCCACTCAATACTAGGTTTTGTGCTTTCTTGGAGATCAATCGTGTTAAGTATGCAATCAAGATACTTTCCAATTCTGCTGGCAATTGCCCGTTTTGACGCTTAACACCAAGAACGTTAAGAATCTGTGTAATCTTTCCGTTAAGGTCTTCGTTACAGAACTCAATCCCTGCCTGCAAAAGTACAGTTGTCAAACGCTTTTCAGTGAATACTACGGAGCCATCTGGAGAAGTAGTACACCCTGCTTTCGCTTGAAGCGTAATATCTGCATTCAATAGTGCAATATCTCTGTAGCCTTTCACTCCTTCTTCCAATGTAAGGTCTGAAAGGAATGTAGAGTCCTCGATTAGGTCTGTAATGAAATCAGGCATTGTATTATCTCCCCATGCAGGAAGTGCCGTATTATCATAATCGAACCTTTCTTTCTTTTTTTGGTTGAATCTTTCGATCATCTCGTCCAACTCAACACCAAACTTTGATTTTAATTGTGATTTAATGCTCATTTTGTTATTTATTAGATTGTTTTAATAGTTGAGACGAACTCAATTTTCCTTCTTCTTTTCCTGCCGAACCGTTTGGTTTAGCTTTAAATTTCTCTCCTGACTTCAAGGCTTCCACCTCTTGTTCAAGCTTTGTATTTTTGTCTGTTACAGTTTTTAATTCCTTTGCGAAATCAGCTTTTAACTGTTTAGCCATTTCTGTAATCGCTTCAGCTACTTCAGAGCGCAATTCTGTATCTTCAACTTCTTCTTTATTGAAGTCTTCAACCGATACAACTGCACCCGTTCCGTCAACAACTACAAGCTTTGTAGAGCCGTCCTCCAATGTCAATTGGTGGTCTCCTTCTGGTGCGGGTAACTGCTCACCTTCTGACTCAACAAAAAGAAGCGTTCCTTCCGTTAGTTCTCCATCGTACATTACTACCGTTCCATCTGCTGTTGTAGCCTGTGCAAACTTTGGTTTGTTTTCTTCTGTGCCTTTTTCCTCCGTGTCGCTAAATAACGCCTTTACAGTTTCCCAAAGCTTTTCTTTCTTTTCTGCCATTTTTGATTTATTTGTTTTTGTAAAACCCATCTTCTGTACAATACCGTCAGCGTCCACAAGGAAGTTAATACCCTCTTTGTTTACATACTCACCCGAATCAACCTTTACGCTTTTCTTCATGTACTGGTCGAAAATGGTAATCTTTTCTCCAAGCTTAATTTCCTCCTGTTCAATTTCCATTTCCCATTTAGAAATAGAGGTAACTTTAGAGTTGAACTTCTGTACCTTCATTCCGTTATGATTTTGTTTAATGTTGATCTTTACCTTGTCAAACCATCCCTCTACACTGAACCCCGTAAACGTTCCATCCTTAACACCTTTCCAAATCTTTTCATCTTCTACGTAATACGAAGCAATCCAAGTACCATCTTGAAGGTTCATATCTGAAAAAGCTTCTGGAGCTGTTGGGAATTTAGGATTTGTGCTTGAAATAGTGTATGATTCTATAAGAGTTGCACCATTAATAACTTTGTCGGGGTCGTGATCAGCGTTTAAGTTCTGCTGAAATCCTTGCTTAAAGAACTTCTTTCTAATTAAATCGACTGTTTCAGCGTCAAAAACAACGTAGTGTTCTCC